TAACGTTAGCCGCGCGAACCGTGTTATAGATCACGTCCGAATGGTCCGCTACGGAGACCCGCCGCCAGACGATGGGCCAGAGTTTGGAGCCATCATCATAATCGGCGATGTGTGTGTATGTTCCATGCGGCGTTGCGGCCTCCCAATCGCCAGTCATCTTGTACGCCCCACCGACCGCTATATCGCCGTCCAGAACCGCTTCGGCAGTGATAACGGGGTCGGCAGTCCAGGTCAAGCGGCTGCCTGTGATGGTGCCGATGGAGATCGAGGTCGCGCCGTTAGCGAGCTCAAAATAGAGTTCGGTGGCGACGAAGCTTTCACTCCAGTCCGTTGTAAACCCAGGATCAGCACCGGTGACAGCCGTATTGGCGAGAGCCAGACCTATAAACGTGGCAACAGCTTGGGCGTCTCCCAGGCTTTCTTCGAAAACGTATACGTAGCCGTCCGTCCCGGCTAGGTCGCCGTTCGTCGTGAACGTGTAGACCTTGCTCCCCAAGCTGGTTGTGAGCGTGAACTTGTCGTTGTCCACTATCGTAGCGGCGGCGGTCAACGCGATCTTGCCCGCCGCTTTCACCTCCGGCGCTACCACCCTGCTCGTTCGCACAGCCGTCTTAAGCATCACGTCGAGTAGTGCTTCCTTGCCGGCAGCCACGACGCCGCTGAAGAACGGGGTCGCATCAACGCACGTTTCATCATTGTTGATCGTTAGCACGGGCCAGGGGTGCGCTACATCCGGCGTGCCCAAGAACTTCTTCGTCGCGGCGGAGGCAGAGGTCGGCCCGTTGAACACGCAGCCGTCGAAGTCCGCCTCGGGATAGCCAATCACCGCGCCCGTGGTCGCGCTCAACTGCGTGGAGTCGATGCAGGTCACGTCGATGCCCAACTTGCGCAGCAGCGGCAGGATGGCCTCGTGCTTGCCGTTGAACGACCCCGCACCACCATACGGCGCGCCCATTATCAGCAGGAACTTTGGTGCTGCCATGGTTATACCCCCGCGAAGAGTCGGACGATGAACGTAGCCAGCCCAGGGCTGCCGTCATCGAGAGAAGCGGTAAATCTGATATACTGCGCCTTGACGCTGAGCGGAATAGCCCAAGCGAATCCAGCCGACACGACAGCCTTCGCGCTGATGATCGGACTCGCTGCCGTTGCATCAGCCTCTTTGAGCGGGTCCCACCAGGTAATCCCATCGCTGCTCAACTGGTAAGCGATGGTCAAGGCTGGAGTTTCGCTCGCGGTCGTGCCCTTCACGAAGAGCGTGAAGTCACGATAAGCGCCGATCTCCACTATCGGCAATGCCAGCGGCGTAGACGTGGCAGTCAACGTCCCCGAGTACACCAGGATGTCAGCGGTATCCCGGCCTGCGTCGTTGGATTGGTGATTCTGTGGAAGCAAGTTCTCTGCTGTGTTAGGCATAGTATTTCACTCCGTCCTGTTCGACGTAATAGCCGTCCGAGATCAGTATTCCCTTGGCACTACCGCCAGACTGGATCACCAGATTGCCAGCCAGAACGCAGTTTGTGCCAGACCCGATCAGGTTGATGCCTGTCGGCACCGTCACGTTCTCGGTGTAGGTGCCCGGCATAACCCACACATCCTGCCCCGCCACCGCCGCCGTGATCTGCGTATCAATCGACTGGCCGGGGTAGACGCGATAAGTGCTCGTGTCGTGCCGCCTGTCGTCTATCAGTTCTCTCAGTGCCTTGCTAGGTCCAATCATGTCACTGTCTCCTGAATCACCGGTAGTGATTTCGACTACGCTGAACGAGCCGCCTGAAGCAGAAACGCTCGTCGCGCCGGTGATCGTGATAACATCGGGATCGTTGGTATACGTGAACTCGATGCCAGCCTGGAGCAGAGGGCCGTCGAGTCCCACCATTCCATCGAAAACGCCCGCCTGATTCCAGACAATATTAGGCTCCCTGTGTATCCATTCACCATCCTGCAAAACCTCGATGGTGTCATAGATCAGGATGAACCTGAATACGTGCAGAGCCGTTGTTACCTCCAGGTATTCGGCCTCTGTTGGCGTGTTGCAGGTAACTGTGTAGCTCATCAGTCAAACTCGTATTCGTCGGGGCATTCCTCCGGCGCGTCGTCGGCATAGCCCGGCTCGTCGTGCGGAACGCGCAGCGGGCGGGTGGGTAACTCGTCCTCAATCAACCTTGGCCCCCTACCTGCTATCCGTATTCCCGCCATGCTCGCTGTGTCTACAAAGTCATCGTGCTTACCGTTCGGGAACAGAAGCAGTTCGGCCTCTATATCATCGAGCCAAGGCGCATCCTTGCGATGGTAGACTGCTCCAACCTCGTAACGCGCCTGCATCGGCAGTGAGCGCGAGAGCTTGTCAGTGTCAGCAGGGACCCCAATGACGGGCAAGCCCCGCTTAGAAGCCTGCTGTATGATGTTCAGGCCGGTAAAGGCCTTCTCCACCAGCTGGAAGTGTGGCTTGTAGCGATCATACTGCGTCTGCATGATACCCTGGTGGTCGGTTGTCTCCGCCTTTTCGCGAAACACGTCCACCAAGAGCGCGTCATGGTCGGGCGTCACATCCCAAGTCGAGCATACAAAGTAGTCAGAAGTCTGTTTGGCAGTCGCGGCGGGGTCTACGCACTGCATACGCCAGCAGTCGGACTGCTTTACCCGCGTTTTGGACCCGTCAGGCTGAATCAGCAGCCAATATAGCCCCTTGTCGTCCTTGTCCTCAGTGAAATACTTGAACCAGGACCGCTTGAACCGTGCGCCCTCCGCTGGTGAAGGCCTCTGCTGGTAAAGCGCATTCCAGAAGTAGCTTCCAATGCCCTTCAGGGGCTCTAGTTCGCTCAGTGGGAACATTTCAGGCCATAGCGCAGCACCAGGCAACCTGCCGAGTATGTCTCCAGGCTCGGCTATCGCGGGCAGGCTGATAACCTCCCACTGTTCGCCACCATTACGAGCCTGCTCGATGAGCCTCCCTGCCAGATCGTCTTCATTCCAGCGCGTCATGACCAGAATAATGGCCCCGCCCGGCGTTAAGCGCGTGCGGAACGTCGAGTTGTACCAATCCCAGTGTGACTGCCTGATGGTTTCGGAGTTTGCTTCCTCCGCGTTCTTAACAGGATCATCAATAATCGCAATATGCGCGCCTTTGCCTGTGATTGGCCCCCCGACACCCGCCGCTACCATCTGGCCCCGATGCCCCGCTATATGCCACTCGCTTACACTGCGGCTCTGTGGGTCAACGTCCACCCCGAACCACTCTGAGCGTTCCGTCAGCGTGTTCCGAGCGTTCCGGCTGAATCCCTCCGCTAGGTCCGCAGCGTATGAACACAGGATGATGGAGTTATGCGGATACTGCCCCAGATACCAGGCCGGAAACTTGCGTGACACCGTCTCAGACTTGATATGACGAGGCGGCATGAACACCATCAGGCGCGTTATCTCGCCCCGTGCTACAGCTTCGAGCTTCCCGGCTAACAAGTCAATGTGCTTGCCGCCCACCCACTCGACAGGGCGATCCTCACGCAGGAAGTCGGCAAAGCTAAGGTTGCGTGATCGTCTTGGCAGCAGTCCCCGGCGATCCAATTCCAGCAAGCACGCTCTTTGCTCGCTCGATAAGATCGGCGTCTGAGGTGTTTGCAAGCTTGATATTGACATCGTTGGGTAACAGTCCTAGATGCTTCGCCAGGTCCACAAGTGCGGCTCGCTTATCATGCAATTTGAACTTGATAGACCCGCCGTCTTTGCTCGTGCTCTGGCTCACCTCGGCCACACAAACCGAGTCGGCAGGGTCCAAGCCCTCACTATCCTTGAGCGTCACACCATCCGGCCCCCACTCGGCAAAGTTCTTCATATCGGAGAGGGCAATGCGAGCAAGTTCATTGATGACGCGTTCTTGACTGATGCCTGTTCGGCGCGACAATTCCGCCTGCCGCTGAGCTACATAAGCGGCCACTAAAGGTTTATGAAGCACCTGATAGCCGATGACTGCAGCCGTATTTGGCGAGTAGCCAGCCCTCAGAGCAGCCGCCGTAGCGTTCAGGTCAATGAGGTATTCATCGGCAAACCGCTTCTGTTGAGGCTCCATTGTGTCTTTCACGCGCTTTGCCATCGGATTTCCTCAAACCGGCTCTCTGTGCGTCGATTCTGACACGGTTGGCGTCCGAAGGCAAGTCGTAAGACCTGCCTATTCACGCACTAATATTATTACTAATACGTTTTAGTAGATTCTCCCAATACGGGAAATCTCTACCTGTTCCCTGCACTCTCGGCATATTCGCGCTGTGGTTCCGTTCAGTGGCTTAAGGCAGGAAGTCAACAGGCTTGCGCCCGCAGGTATTGACAGCCTTACCTCTACCCTCTCCCCTGTGGTGCGAGAGCCGCCTCCCGTGGGCCAAGCCCTTACTAGGTCCGAACACGCTGCTTATCAGTATGAAGAGGTCATGGAGGGCAGCGGCAGTTTTGGAG